TACGCCAGTGCGTACAGCCACGAAGTTTAGCTGGATGAAGTTGATAGAACGAGCAGGCTTAATGTAGATATCACCTCTGAACTCATTACGATCAATGACCTCTGGAGTATTGTTTGTGTCATCACATACAACTCTGAAGTCATAGATGCCTCTTCGACCCTGTACATCTCTTAAGAAAGGTTCGACTAGGTTACGGAATGAAGCTCTTGTAAATTCATCATTGAACTCGAACAATGTGAACTTAGAAGCAGTAGCAATCGCCTTCTCAAGAACAATGAACAATCTACGAACATTGATTCTGTCGAATGCTGATGGTTTAGCAAGTAGAGTCTTATCACCATACAACACGACACCTTGACCTGGGAAGTTAACTACTGGGTTAATTCCGTTCTTATAGAGCTGATCACGGTCTGCTTTGTCTGGATTGAATGCCAATTTAACAACATTCTTGATCTGACCTCTGTTAAATCCTGCTGGTGAGAACCAAGGATCACGAATATTGTCTGTTCTTACACAAAGACCAGCAGTATCGCCATTCAAAGGTACATAGCGATATACATCGTTATACTTGTCGTATTGATACTTGTAACCAGAATCAAGGACAGCATATGATGTTGATCTTAGAAGGTTTCTAAAATCAATCACGTTCTGAAGTTCACGAGTCGGAGCATTCACTGTGTCTGCCTGATCAGGAGAGACAAAAGCTACGCAATCTCTTCTAGATTCACAGATGTTATCGATGATATAGTTTGCTAATTGTTCTCCAGATCCGCCTCTTCCTTTACCGCCAAGGATCAATGAAATATCAATGTCTTCTGCAGATTTAAATTTATCATAGGCTATTGCTAAGTTAGCAACTGAGATATTAGTTTCATCTACACCAACACCGCCACCTACAAATGAGATTGACTTAGTTGTAGTGATATTTGGACCTGAGAAAGTATCGCTCGTAACACTTGATCCGAGATAATCTCTAGTTGACCATACATATTCTGAGCTCTGATTTAGAACATCACGATAGTATATTGATCCGCCTTGTTCGCCTCTAGCATCTGTTGCTCTAGAAAGATTTGGCCAAACTTCAAGAATCTGGCCAGGAATGCCAGTAATAGCACCATCTTCGTCTGCAACAACGATATGAACTTCATCTGCAATGCTTGTATTTGATGTTCTGCTTGAAACATAATTTGATCTGCCAGGTGCAGTATCTACGGAATTGAAGTATTCCCAATTCTGTGTGAATAGTGTCGTAGTTGTGGTTGCTGCTGCTTCTATAGAAATGTCGGATCTTTGTTTAAATGTATCATCGAATGTGACATTAATGAATGAATTGCTTGAAGAATATGTGCTATTTGCAATTGTACTATTAACAGGACTGCTAATCGTTGCAATCTTCATATATTGAATACCAGTAGTAGTATTTCCTACTTCAAGAACATCGCCTACATTGATTCTTGATATCATATTATTAGCCATTTCTGCAGCATGTGGTGCAGTATTAACGGCCATAGTTGTATCCAAATCTCCAAAAGAGACGTTTGCTACGTTAGATCCAACTGATAGCGTAAATTTAGTATTTGCAAAAGATCTTGCTGCAATTACCGTATTTGATCCTGCATATGCTTTAATAGCTGATTTAAAAGCATTTGCTGAAGGACATACTGAAATCTTAAGTGAATTACCTAAGGCACCAGGATATTTTGCGGCAAATGCAGTATTAGTTAATGTTGCTAGAGTTGAATATTGGTATTCAAAATCTGTTAAATTTTTAATAATTAAATCGTCTACTGTTCCAGTATTTGCTACTGCTGTATTACCGCCTGCATTTGCTCTTGAGATATACAGTTGATTGCCATATGCTAGAAAGTTAGCAGCAGTAAAGAATGTTTCGAAATTATTTGCTGTTGGTTTACCGTACTGATTGACTAATTCATCCTCAGAAGATATAAGAACTCTTTCTTCTACAGGACCCCAACCAAAAACTCCTGCAAAAGCACCTTCTGTAGAAGATACCGCAGGAACGATAGTTGTTAAGTCAATTTCTGATACGTTAACACCAGGACTTATTTGAAATGCCATTTGTTTCTCCTTTTATAATATAAACAATCATATCTTGTACGTTTATTTATAAAATCTCAATTTAGAAGAAATCGCTCAAATTCGTTGTCAGTCATAGGACGTGGATTGATTTCTTCTCGCCCGTCATCGATGATCCCGAATGGTGTAAAATCATCTTCTACTTCTTCTACGATCCTTTTTCTTATGTCAGTATTAGAGACATCTTTGAAGTAATTCTGGTTGACCATCCATGCAAACAAGACTAGACACATCACTAGATCGTCATGATATCCTTCTTCTGCATTATATGAAGTTCCGTCTACGACATAAGTAGATAGCTCATTGATGACATCATAGTCATTCAGAAATATCTTATCACCTTCGATGATAGACTTGAGATTCGAGCATCCTATCCGCTTCGTGACCTTAGTCGTCTTGATGCCTAACCTGTTCTGATTCCCAGCTCCGCCGATCACAGTGCCTTTACGCCCGCTCATCTTAGTCATCACGACATTCTCATACTCGAGATCTTGATGTAGGATATTGACGACCTGAGATCCTATATTGACTTCGACTAGGATAGAAGCTTCATTATAATACCTCCCGATGCTAGCAAGAAGCGTAGGGAATAATAATTGAGAAATATTTGCATCTTTATATGTTGCGACTAGCTCATACGGTATCGTGCTACAATCTACTACGACAAACGATGAGCTATCTTGGCCAAGACCTTCTGATACATCAACAGTTATAGAATATACATGATCTTTGATAGGTTCCTTGTATATCTTAACACCGTGTTGTTCCCTAAAAGGCGTATTGAATACGAGCTTAGACAATATGTTAGGATGGATGAGGGTATTGGTCGATCCGAGGAACTCACAGTTATGAGATAATATATCATTAGAAAAAAACTCACTTGTTTCAACGCCAACAATATCATAATATTCAAAATCACCATCTTCAAATTCTATGTGAAATATCTTTGAATTGTGATCTTTGCATATTACTTCATCGTCATATTCTAATTCAAGAGCTGATTTCCATCCAGATATTGTTTTTATTCTATGGTTAGGAGAACATGATAAGTTCTCACCTGAATGTAATTGTAAGGTAATCTTACCTCTCTTGGTAATTTTTTGAATACCTTTAAAAGATAAAAATCCGTTAGGAGTATCTATTTTTAAATCATGATTAGATTTGAACATTACGTTTTCCAGTAATTATATTAAATAATTGTTCTGCTGATATATTGTATAAAGAACAATATTTTTTAGCAAAAACAGTTTGTTTAGTTAAAATTTTGCCGTTTTTTGATTTACATCCAACATCTTCAAGATCATCAATATCATTAAATAATTTTATTATTTCTAAACATGTTTCATCAGACACTTTTAATTTTCCGTATCTGTTGCCTTTTCTTTTTTCTTTAAATTTATTAATAGTATTTTCATCAAAGCAATTTTTTTTATTCTTATTCCATGGAATTGTTCCTTTAGGAACACCTCCTATGCCAGGTCTTTTTTTGCCAGTTTGTAATTTGCTACTATAATCAGAACCCAATCCTAATCTTCTAGAAATGAGAGCTGCTGCAAACCAATCTTCTTGATCTAAATGAATTTGTAGATGCTCTCTAATAGATACTAATTTTAAATTTGATATATCATTATTATTATGATCGCCATCTATATGATGTATTTCATACGAAAACCCATTATCATCTTTAGGAATAACGCCGTTAGTGGATTCCCATAATTTTCTATAATCCATCATATCCTCCAAATTTACAATCATATTATTTATAAATTTGTTCGATTGTAACTTTCTTGGTTGTATTATTTTTAAATAAGATATTAACTTTTGTATCTCCTGTCAGACAATCAAATTCTTGTCTGAACTGGTCTGCAGACGTGCTCCTGATCATCAGTTCTTTCCATTCCTCATCCCGGCCGGGAACATCTGACCAATGGACGTCTACTCGGGCATAGTCATTATTTCCGTTGACAGAATCCATCCATATCTTATAGAATAGGTTCATCCCGTTAGGTGTAGATGTGATTATCAATTTAGATGACTGACCTGAAGAGATCGTAGGGAAGACGGATGCGAAGAATTGATCTTGTATGTTTCTCTGAACGAACGCAAACTCATCAAGATAGATGAGGTTGTATGATTGTCCACGGATCGCTGAAGATGATGTAGAAGAAGCGAGCATCTTCGATCCATTTTCAAGCTCAATGTTTCCTTTGTTCCATTCGACGATGCCTTGCTGGAGCCACTTAGGTAACCACTCATATGCTAATTGGACACGGGATAATATCTCTCTCGCTTGCCTCTCTTTGTTTGCGAGGACTGCGACATTATAGTTCTCATTAAATAGCACTTTATGAAGGAGGTATCCGACAACACCCGTTGTCTTGCCGACCTGACGAGGCATCTTACAGATAGTGAAGCGATGATCATCGAATGACTTGAACATCCTCTTCTGATAGTCGAAAGGTTTGAACGGTACTAATCCCTTATCGACCGAGACAATCTTGACATATTTTTCACAAAAGTAATCGACTTCTCGAGAACACTTGATGTATTCTTCGATCTGCTCTTTCGTATAATCGATCTTGATGTCTTTGCGTTTTAGATTCTTATTACCTAAGTAATATGTGAGCTCACTCGTTACCATTTTTAATCATCTTTAAGAGTTCTGCAGAAGAACCGACAAATAAGTTATTGTTCGTCACTTGTGCTTTTTCGGGTTCTCTTGCTTCTAATTCTTTTCTAGTCTTTGCTAGCTGAAGAAGGTCCTTGTTTGCATCGACCATGGTCTTGATCAGATTAGTGACCACTTCGTAAGCACGAGGAGACTCTGATTGCTTAGCGACATCCATGATATCTTCTAGGGCATTGTTGCCTTTTTCTATAACATCATATAGATTACGACGAGCGTATTCGTAGTCATCGTTCTTTTCGGCCTTT